CTGACCACAATCGAGACAGACGCATTCGATGGTAAGTGCGACGCTTACATCGAGGGCTACCGCTTCATCCCGGCAGGGCAGACATGGACACGTGCTGATGGCGTGGTGTTTACCGGTGAGATGATTGCCCCGTGGAAGCCGTGGGCAGAGTTGGACACCGCCCAACGGGAGTATGAGCGGGAGCAGTATCAGGCTCTCGCTGCTCAGAACGCCGAGTACGAAGCCGCCTTGTCTGAAATTGAAACCGCGCTGGGGGTGAATAACACATGATGACCATAGAAGAACGCAAAAACGCCATTCTTGCGAAAATCATGGAAATAAAATCCAGCGGTGGTGAGGAACAGCTGAAAGAGCTGGATGAAGCCTACAAGAAAGGGGTTGACAGTCTGTGACACAAGAGGGAAGAAAAAGCATCATGTATGCCCAGGGGCGGGCGAACGCGCTTGCCTTGCAGGAGAAAGCCCCGGACATGACAGGCACCGAACTGAACGCGGCGGATAGCGACATTCCCAGTTTCAAGGCTGCTGTCGCAAACAAAAACATGCTGGAGCGCAAGGCCGGGTTTGTGTGTCAATCGTCTGCTGGACGTGTGGTGCGACTGGTGCAGCCCTATGACAGCACTATCTACACCCGGGAACCTGAGGAACTTCCCGCACAGTGGGGTTTTGTTTGGAGCACCGACCCAGCAAAAGCGTTGCCGTTCGTCGCTATGTCTACTAGCCCCTATAATAAGGGCGACTGCTGCACGGAAGGCGGTAAAGTATACCGTTCAACGATGGGCAATAATGTATGGTCGCCGTCCGCATACCCCAAGGGCTGGGAAGAGGTGAACGTATGACGGTAAAGCAAATTCAATGCCTTCTGACCTATCTGGACTATTCTCCCGGCTCGATTGACGGCGTTGATGGCAGGAATACCCAAGGGGCAATTCGGGCGTTTCAGGCCGACTACGGGCTTACCGTGGACGGGATTCCGGGTGCGGCTACTCAGAAAATGCTGATTGGCGCGATTGCCGGGACGGCGGTAAAGGTAGAGAAGCCGGAGAGCAGCGACGCGCCGAAAACTGGGACGTTCTGGGACGACATCAAGTACTTCACCCGTGAGGAATTCCGGTGCCAGTGCGGCGGGAAATACTGCAACGGCTTCCCCGCAGAACCCGCAGAGGAAACCGTCCGCATGGCGGATGAGATACGCCGCCGGGCGGGGGTTCCCCTGAATGTGAATTCCGGTGTGCGGTGCAAGCGGCACAACGCCGAGGTGGGCGGAGTATCCAACTCCCTGCACACCACGGGGCAGGCCGTAGACCTCTCAGGGGCTATTTCCCCGGAGAAACTGTATGCCATAGCGCAGGAGGTACAGGCCGAGAAAATCCCCGGGCGGGGCGGTCTTGGGCTGTACGGATGGGGCGTTCACGAGGACAACGGGAAGTACAGCCGTTGGAGCGGCTGAGAAAGGAGTATGCCAATGGAAGAAACGGAAATCGCCGGGCGGCTTTCTGCGGTAGAACAGCGGAGCAAATCCAACTCCCACCGTCTGGACGCGCTGGAACGGCACACGGAAGCGGTGAACACGCTGGCAACATCCGTCGCCGTCATGGCGGAGAAGGTGGAAGTTACCGGTGAGAAGGTTGACGGCCTCTGCACGGACGTGCAGGAGCTGAAATCCGAACCCGGCAAGCGGTGGAAGTCGGTGGTAGAAAGGGTCATCTACATCGTCGTAGCCGCTGTCGTAGGGTTTATTCTTGCCCGGCTTGGGCTGGGCTGATTTTTAAGGAGGAAACAAAAATATGATTATCACAGGAATGGATCACTTTCAGAGCGTGTGCAAGCGAAAGCTCGTGGAGCATTACAACGCCACAACGGGAGAATCCACGCAAATCGACCTCAGCAATGTATTTGTAGTTTGGGCGTGCAAGACGTTGCAGAACTACAAAGCGTTGCTTTCGACTACCGTTTCCGGTGATGGTGTGTATGTGGAATACACATACAACGGAGACAAGCAGGAACTCTACGAGGACTTCTACATCAAATCCACAAATCGGAAAATTGTGGAAGAATAAGGAGGAAAACAAAATGATTAACTGGATTGTACGTATCAAGAACAAGAACTTCTGGCTGGCCGCGATTCCCGCGCTGCTTCTGCTGGTGCAGACGGTAGCCGCCCTGTTCGGCTTTACGCTGGACTTGGGTGAGATCGGCGACAAGCTGCTGGCCGTGGTGAACGCCGTGTTTGCCCTGCTGGTGATTCTGGGCGTGGTCAATGATCCTACCACTGCCGGTATCGCTGACAGCAAACAGGCAAGAACTTACAGTTCCCCAAAGGAGGACTGATGTGATAAGTGGATAAAGTCCCGTGGAATCGGGTAATTCTGGATGAGTTCTGTTCTCTGGCGATTCTTACGCCGCTGGAGGAAAAGATCATCCGCACCCGAGCCGCCGGATGGAGCCGTGTACAGCAGTGCCACGCTTACGGCATGTCCCTTGCCACATTAGATAGGTATATTAGGAAGTTGAAAAACTCCTATAACAGTGTGCAGGAGTATAGCTACATACTCCCAAAAAACATAGACTTCTGATAGCTTTTTGAAGGATATGTGATTGTAAGTCGGTAGGGAAACGAGAGTTTCCCTACCGACTTTTTTGTTATTCTATAGGAAGAAAGGGGGCGTTGCCTATGGCTGAATTTCAAAGCTTTAATCCAAATCCCCGCGCCGCGAAAGTCGGCGATTGCGCAGTTAGAGCTGTGGCAAAGGCTCTGGGAATTGACTGGTATCAATCATACGTTGAGCTGGCCAGCGAGGGGCTGACTCAATGCGATATGCCTAGCGCAAATAACGTATGGGGCGCGGTGTTACGGCGGCACGGATTCAGGCGGGCGGCAATCCCGGCGGAATGCCCGGACTGCTACACCGTAGGCGATTTTATCCGGGAATACCCTGACGGGATTTACGTTGTCGCGCTGAAAAACCACGTTGTTGCCGTGGTAAACGGCGTTTTGTACGATACTTGGAACTCAATGGACGAAAATCCTATCTATTTTTGGAGGCGTGAATGATGGCAAATCCTTATATGCAGCCCAACTACCAATCCGGCTATTTTCAGCCCAACTATTTCCAGCCGCAAATGCCCATCGGGCAACCGCAGATGCCCGCACAACCCCAACAGCCGCCCCTTGATGACCGAATTTGGGTAGCTTCGGAATCTGCGGCGGAGGCGTTTATCGTCACGGCAAACGGATTTGTGCGGCTCTGGGACAGCAACAAGCCTGTATTCTACGAAAAGCGGACGGACGCGCAAGGGCGACCAATGCCGATTGTAGCGTATGAATACAAAATCCGGGACGCAGGAGCTACCCCGGAGGCAGTCAGCGCAGGATTTGAGCAGCGGCTTTCCGCTGTAGAGGAACGGCTGAACCAGCTGACGGAGGGAAAACGCGATGCCAAGAAAGCGGAGGTAAAACGCAATGATGCCTAATCCTATGCAGATGATTTTCCAATTTCCCCAATTTATGCAGCAGATGAGGGGGCAAGACCCCCAGCAACTGCTTAATCAGCTTGTACAGAGCGGGCGCGTAAACCAGCAGCAGCTTAACCAAGCCCAGCAAATGGCACAGCAGATGCAGGGGCAGTTTGAGCAATTCCGGGGCATGTTCGGCTTCGGAGCGCCTAGAAGGTAAACAATAATCTGGCCAGATTTTGTTATATTTTTCATCTTTTGAAAGGAGAACAAAATGAGTATTACAGCAAGTGAAATGACCCCCGCTGATATCAGAGCTGTCACCGATGGCAACAACGGCGGCTATGGCGGAGGTTGGGGCGGTGATTGGTCTGCATGGATCATCATTTTCCTGATCTTCGGCTTCTTCGGCTGGGGCGGCAACGGCTGGGGCGGAGGCTTTGGCGGCCGTGGTTCCGGCGCTGGCGTGGTGGACGGGTATGTTCTCGCGTCCGATTTTTCCAACATTGAGCGGAAAATTGACGGCGTGAACAACGGCGTTTGCGACGGCTTCTATGCCATGAATACCGGTATGCTGAATGGGTTCGCAGGCGTGAACCAGAATATCAGCAACGGTTTCCAGGCGGCGGAGCTTTCCCGGTGCAATCAGCAGGCTGCCTTGATGCAGCAGCTTTTCCAGATGCAGATGGCAAATCAGGAGTGCTGCTGCGAAAATCGCGCCGCTATCCAGGGCGTAAATTACAACATGGCTACCCAGAGCTGCGACACCCGGAACACCATCCAGAACACCACCCGGGACATTATCGACGCTATGAACTGCGGTTTCCGCTCCATTGACCAGCGCTTGACCGCCCAGGAGCTGGCGGCGAAAGATCAGAAAATCGCCGATCAGAATCAGCAGCTCTTTATGGCGCAGCTGGCCGCTTCCCAGAATGCCCAGAATCTCACGATCAAGGGCTATGTGGATAACCAGTTCGCGTACTACAATCCCCGCCCGGTTCCCGCTTATCAGGTGCAGAATCCCAACTGCTGCTACGGTAACGGCTACGGCTGCGGGAGTGTAGCGTAAGGAGGGACTAGCATGGCGGTTGAACTTACTGCGAACGCTGTCCAGGCGGTGCCCGCCGGACAAAACGTGCTATTTACCGATACGCCGGTGAAATGCGGGCGGGGGTATGTTGTTCACCGTGAAGGCGCTGGGCTGGTGACGCTTCGTGGCATTTGCAATGGATGTTCCCCAATCGCGCGGTATCGCGTGCTTTTCGTGGGAAACATCTCCGTGCCTACCGGCGGAACCGCTGGGGCTATCAGCGTAGCGCTGGCGCTGGGCGGTGAAGCGCTTCCCACCACTACGGCGACGGCAACACCCGCCGCCGTGGGAGATGCATTCAACGTGGCGACCTCCGCGTTTGTGGATGTTCCCCGTGGGTGCTGCGTAGCGTTATCCGTGCGCAATGTCTCCGCGCAGGCAATCGATGTTGCCAACGCCAATCTGATGATTGAGCGCGTGGCCTAGGAGGTGAAATTATGAAGCACTGGGAACAGCTGAGAGATACACTTTGCCGGGAACTGGACGAAATCGCCGAAAAAGGCGAACTGTCCGCCGGTGATCTGGAAACCGTGGACAAGCTGACGCACACCATGAAGAATCTGGACAAGATTATGATGGGTGAAGGATACAGCAGTGCCGGGGACTGGTACGCCATGGGCAACTATGGACGGGATGGCTATAGAGCCGATTACCGGGACAGCGTGAGCTATCGAGGCCGTAAACGCGATAGCATGGGGCGCTACAGCCGCGCAGACGCCAAGGAAGATATGGTGGATAAGCTGCGGCGCATGATTGATGAAGCGCCGGACAGCCGGACGCGAGAGGCTCTGGAAAAGGCCGTCCGTTGTATGGAGGATTAAAAAATGTTGGCAGAGCGGGATTTACTGGAAACAATCGAAGAATGCAAAGCAGTGAAGCGCCCGACGGCGGCGACATGCCAGTTAATGGCCTCGTGCTATACCATTCTAGATCACCTGTTCCCGGAATATTCCCGCTCTGCTGATGTTTCTCCCGCAAGCTTGTATTCCTCCGCTCCTGCGCTACAAAATGATGAAATATCCGGGAGCGAGTTTGCAATTGCCGCAAATTCAGCGGGAATGAAACGGCTGTTAGAAGTGATGGACGAACACATGGAGTGCATTCGGCTGATATACCCCAAAGAATACGCGGCGATTATGCGGCGGCTCAGAGAATGAGCGGCAAAATTCCGTTGCCAATCCGTTGCCAATTTGCACCATAAAAACGTACCGCACGCGGGAAAATATTAAAAACTGTGGTAATACTTTCTCGTAGAATAAGTTTGAAGAACGTGGGAATATAGCTGATAAAGCAATAAAAAAGCCCTAGAATTGATTTCTAGGGCTTTTTCTGCATGGTGACCCGTACGGGAATCGAACCCATGTTACCGCCGTGAAAGGGCGGTGTCTTAACCGCTTGACCAACGGGCCTGGTAGCGGCAATCTGATTCGAACAGATGACATACCGGGTATGAACCGGCTACTCTACCAACTGAGTTATGCCGCCATGTGGTCAAAGGATTTCGGCACCGCCGAAATCAGCTTTATTATTGTATCCGAACAGGCGGTCATTGTCAAGACATTTTTTCGTTTTTTTGATGGAATTTTTGGCAATACTTCCTCCGAGGTGAAAATACATGGCTTTTCTCAAGAAATGTCTGCTCTTCTGCATCGGCGGCGGGGCTTACGTGGGGTTGGAGCTGCTCTGGCGGGGGTACAGCCATATCAGCATGTTCGCGGCAGGCGGGGTGTGCTTCCTGCTCATCGGGCAGCTCGGGCAGGTTCAGCCCGTTCTGCCATGGCCGCTGCGGGCGGTTATAGGCGCGGGGATCATCACCATGGTGGAGCTGGCGGCGGGACTGCTGGTGAACCAGCACTACCAGATCTGGGACTACCGCGGCCGCCCCGGGAATTTTCTGGGGCAGATATGCCCCGCCTTTACCCTGCTGTGGATTCCGGTCGCCCTGATGGCCATGGGGCTGTACCGGTGGCTGGACTGGCGGCTTGACAGGGTGCTGGGCGTGTAGAGACGGATATGCCCCCGCCCAAAAGGGCGGGGGCATGTCGGCTATTTGTCGTATTCGGGAGAAAGCGGCGTCACGACGGGGGTGCCGTCGGGCTTTAAGAGGGGCGTCAGCCCGCCGCCGTAGCCGCTGGACTGCCACAGGTAATTCACGCCGGTCTCCCTGTCTACCCAGATCTGCAGCGTGGTGAAGCTGCCCTGAGAGTAGATTTTTACAAAGCGGTCGCTCTGCCTTGCCAT